GCGCTAGGTATAGACTGGAGTTTCCAGACAAATCAAACCAATTTTCATTAATATAGTTTTAAGAGTTTCACTTTACCATGTCTAATTTCAAAGACAATTTTGACGCCGAGAGCGTGCATACGGCGCGTTTGGGGCAGCAGTTGGAAGCTATGGGCAACATGTCTGTCAATTCACCGGTTTATGATGCTCTGGTACGAGAGCTAAACGATCGTGTGCAAGCCAAGTTGTCGGATGCTAAACAGCGAGCCGGTCGAGCTCGTAAGCTGGCTATTTTTGTCCCACTTACTTCGGATCAGCGTGTCGTTGTCGAGTCGGAGTATCCCGAGTTTCGTGTTGTGGACTATGTGTTGGAGAAACCGCCTCATGGCCTGTTCGTTGCGCAGAGACGACTGGCTAATGAGTTGATTTCTACAGACATAACTGCATACGCTGATTCGGTTGTGCATATTGGCGGAGAAGTCGCGCCACATGTGTTGGCAAATCGCGCTCGGTTTCACGTGGAGTGTGATCCGGACAGCGCAATGCAGTGTCACACGCGTTACTCGAATGCCGTTATACTGTTTAAGGTGTTTTCAGATATGAAGCAATTCTCAACAGTGGTCGGTAGATTGCACAAGCAAGAGCACTACGCAAAGCATTTGCAAGGCGATCATGCCCATTCGTGTCAACGCGGTGCTGCGTGCGTGCACAAGGCAGAAGGCATGCTGTTCGATTTATCTCAAAGGTTGATGGCACCTGTTCAAATGGTGGCAGCCATGACGGCCGCAGAAGCCAAAGTTGCGTATGGTTTCTTTATTTACGATCCGGTAATGTTGTTATCGGACGAAGGCTACTTACCCAAGCATAACATATGGTTCAAGAAGCATTACCCAACGATCGGGCGTGCGTTCATACAGCTAGAGTACCCTGATGGAGTGGTGGGTACTACTCGTATGGATTTGGCTGCGTGGACTGCGCTATGTGTGAGTTCACACATTTCGATTCCTATTGCTGACTCGCGCGATGATCATTACTTTTTGGAGTTGACTATGCAGCGCGGACCTTTTATGTTCTTTCGGTTGACGTGGAGTGCAGAACGACCGAAAGCTTATTCGATACGTCACGCGTTGTCATTAGGTTCGCCAGATGAAAGGTATGTCATTCATGGGTGGCGGTTACGTAACGTTGCGGCTAACCCGGACGAAGAGTCGTCTTGGGAGTCGCATGTGTTCACGGCAGACAAATCACTGGTTGACAAGGTTTATGATTTTGGCCTGAGTTTAGAAGCGTCGCAATTCACACGTGTGGCGTTACGCAAGAGGATGGAGTTCTACAACGATCGATCGATAGTTCGAGGTACGACCGTTCACACCAGAGCGCCTTTGGACGAATCGATGGTGAATAGTTTGACTACAGCTTTATTCTCACGTCTGTTCGTTGATCGATACGAACAGGGCAAATTGGGAAAAGAAATGACAAGTGTACTGCGTTCTGTGTCAGGGTTTTCACGATCTTCAAACTTGCAAAAGATTGCATTGGTATCTTGGTTGTTGTTGCGCTCATCTGTGGGTAAAACGGCATATAAGATCGACTCCATTGTACGCTGGTTGTGCGATTCAATAACTTCGTGGTTCACCGGGAAGGGTACCTCGAAGTCTATATCTATCAACCTCGCATGTTCTTATATGGCTTATGAACAAGTCGTGGGCTCATGGGGACACATGCTTACGCGTAAGATGGATGACGTGGCGCGGTTTGTGAACAACCCTCAAAATTTTTTGGTGGTTGTGAATTATGTCGGCGCCTTCTTAATGCGCAACTGGTTATCGCGTCTGGTCACGGTTGGTTTATCTGACGCTGCACATATCACACGTATGAGTTTTCTGGGTTTTAGCTACATCATCGACGCTGCACACGCACTCAGAGAGTATAAGCGTGATCCGGTGCTCGACGCAGTCGATCGCAATGCTGAACTTCATGAGGCTGTGACGTACGGCCATGCTAATGTTACAGTGTCGGATTACGATTTGACCGAGACAATGCGAGATGCAATGGAATCTATGTTTACTGATCCTGCTCATCGAGAAATTTACGATATGGTATCACAATTGGGTTACATTGAGAGCGAACCACATTCACGACACGACATTTACGCGTCAGTTGCCAGTGTCGTCGGAGGTCCAACTACTGATGATGGTTGCCACGTTGAAGAAGTGACCGGGTTTGTTCAGATTATGAATGAGACATATGCCACTATTTTGTCTGAGGTCGCTGATTCATGTTTGGAGTACGATATTGCATCGACTGCGTTGGAACCTCAAGATCGCGCACTGGATGCAGTGTTTATGTCTATTCCACATGACAATCAATTGCCCAAGGCACGCAGAGTATACAAAAGTCGATTGCGAGCGTTGAATGTCTCAAAAAGGCAAAATACGAAAACTGAATTATTGTCAGCAATGAGTGTGCGGAATACTGCAGATCCACGTATATCGATACCTCAAGACAATACAGTCCTTATACCCGAAATCTGGGACAACTTTCTTGAAAAGTTTTGTGTGCCAGATGCGAAGGATAAATTGCGATTTTACCGCACAGATTTGGTAGGTATAGGCACGGATGCGATCAAGCAATGGTTCGGACGTAACCCGCCAGACAAAGCTAGTGCTGTGCGTGATGAAATTGATAAGGACTTTAAAACTCTGAACGAGTTGAGTATTGAAGAGTACCAAGCAATGATTAAAGCGGACGTTAAGCCCACTATATCAATCAAGCCTGTGTACGAGCGTACTGAGCCACAAGTCATCGTATATCATAGTAAGTTCATCAATTTTCTGTTTTCATCATTGTTTTTCCGTTATCACGAGAAGATATTTGTCTTTGCTTAAACCAAGCATACTTGTCGGAGTTCTTAAAGATCCGAAAGCTATGGAAGAATTCGTCCGTGCTAATCATGATTTCGACAAGCGTACGATTTACTTGGAAAATGACTTTAGCAAGTTCGATAAATCTCAAGGAAGATTCGTGTTCATGTTTGAGAAATATATGTTTGAACAACTGGGCATGAATCAAGAGTTGTGCGACGCTTGGAGTGAAGGTCACAGGTTCTGCAAGTTGTCTTCCATGCAGACTGGGCTCATGTTGCATGTGTATTATCAGCGTAAATCCGGCGATGCTACGACTTCGATCGGTAATGCGATGATAAACACATCGAGTGTCGCGATGGCCTATCAGTTGTCTCAAGTTAAATGGGGTGCTTTTATGGGAGATGATTCGTTGGTTGCTGTTACCGAAGTGCCCCACGGTGATCGTGCCGTCAGGGTACTGGCAGAGGTGTTCAATCTGAGCGCCAAATATTACATCACGAGCGTGCCGTATTATCTTTCAAACTTCTTGCTCATTGATAATGAGAACAGAGAGGTTAAGATGATCCCTGATCCTATCAAACGCATTGAGAAGTTATCTGCGTCACTGCCTGCTGATTCACCCGATTGGGAAGAGCGTTATAAGAGCGCAAAGGATGCGTTAAACCCATACATGTATCCAAAGTACAAGCGAGCGTTGGCAGAAGCGGTACATCAACGGTACGGTGTGCCGATTGATTACTCTAATGAGTTGTTCGCGTGTTTGGCTACATGCATATCAAGTCTTGAAAATTTTAAGTCAATCTGGGAGTCAGAACCAGAAGACATTCTTTACTAGTCTAATTTTCCTTAAAA